TTTGCTCCAAGACTCTACTCAGCACAATATAGAGCAGTTACACCAAGAGATTATGAGGCAATAATTCAAACAATCTTCCCTGCTACAGAGTCTGTTGCAGTTGTTGGTGGTGAAGAGTTAGACCCACCTCAATTCGGTAAAGTTCAAATTAGTATCAAACCCAAAAATGGTACATTTGTATCTGACTTTGATAAATCTCAAATCAAAAATAGATTAAAGAACTACGCTATCGCTGGTATCAACTCAGAAATTGTTGACTTAAAAATACTATATGTGGAAATTGAGAGTAACGTTTATTATAACACAGCACAGATAGCATCATCAGATACTCTAAAAACTGAAATTGTTGGTGCATTGAATGAATATGCAAATAATGTAGAGATTAATAAGTTCGGTGGTAGATTTAAATATAGTAAATTAAACACTTTAATTGACCGTGTTGACAATGGTATTACATCTAATATCACAAAGGTTATCGTGAGAAGGGACTTGAAGGCACTTTTAAATCAGTTTGCTCAATATGAATTATGTTTCGGTAATCGTTTCTATATTAATCCAGCTGGATACAATATAAAGAGTACAGGATTTACTATAAACGGATTTTCTCAAATTGCTTATATTACTGACGTTCCAAATAAAACTATCTCTGGCACTTTAGATGGTAGTTTAAAAGGAACTCTTTCCGTAGTCACCAAAAATAATCAAGGTCAGCAAGTAGTTTTAATAAAAGATGCAGGTATAGTTGACTATATGAAGGGTGAAGTTATATTGAATACAATCAATATTACATCAACAGTCAGTGATAATAATATAATTGAGATTCAGGCTTTCCCCGAATCAAATGATGTTGTCGGTTTAAAAGATTTATACCTTAGTTTTGATGTATCGAATAGTACAATAAATACAGTTAAAGACGTAATTGCTTCAGGTGAAGATGTTTCAGGAGTTGTATTTACAAGAGATTACTATACGTCAAGTTACTCTAACGGAGATTTAGAGAGGAAATAATTTATGTCACATATTGACAAAAGAATACAAGTCAATACGATTATTGAAAATCAGTTACCTGATTTTGTTTTGGATGATTTTCCAAATGCTGTTGAGTTTTTTAAGCAATATTATATTTCTCAAGAGTTTCAAGGTGGTCCTAGTGATTTAATTTCAAATTTTGATCAGTATTTAAAAGCAGATAATTTAGTTCCAGAAGTTATTGTTGGTTTAACCACAACAACAGCGAGTATATCGACTACAGATACTATAATAAATGTTTCGAGTACAAGAGGTTTCCCTTCTGAGTATGGATTACTTAAAATTGATGATGAAATAATTTCTTACACAGGTATTACCTCAACTTCGTTCACAGGTTGTATCCGTGGATTTAGTGGTATTACTGGTTATAATGTTGGTATATCATCATCTCTTCTTGAAATAAATCGTGAAAGTTTAACATTTGAAGATACACACGCAAGTTCACACGAAACTGAATCACCAATTCAAAACTTATCAGTATTATTCATACAAGAATTCTTTAAGAAATTAAAGAAAACATTTTTACCAGGTTTAGAAAATAATGATTTTTCAGAAAAATTAGATGTTGGAAATTTTGTAAAATTTGCACGTTCTTTTTATCAATCAAAAGGTGTAGAAGAATCAATAAGAATTTTATTTAAAGTACTGTATGGTGTAGAATCAAGAATACTTGACCTTGAAGGAAATCTAATAAAACCATCTGATGCTGAATTTATACGTCGTGAAGTTATTGTTGCTGATTTAATTACACCAACTGGAGAACCACAAAACCTAACTGGTCAAACTATTTTTAAATCAACTGATTTAGCGACAAACGCTTCGGTTTCAGAAGTTGAAATACTTAAAAGAGAAGGAAAAGATTTTTACAAAATAGCATTATTTGTTGGATTTAGTGATAGAGACTTAATTGAAGGTGTATTTACAGTACCAGGTAAAACAAAAGTAGTTGGAGGAGCAGTAGCAGGTGCATCAATTATAGATGTAGACTCAACTGTGGGTTTTGGAACGACAGGAACAATTATAAGTGGATCTAACTCACATATAGACTATACATCTAAATCTCTAAATCAGTTCTTTGGTTGTACTGGAGTTGGTGTAGGTATAGGAACAGCAGAGGATCTTAGAGCAGATGAAACTATATTTGGTTATGAAAATGGTGATTTATCTAAAAGAGTTGATTTAAGAATTACAGGTGTTCTATCTGAGTTGGTTCCAATCACAGATATAACTCTTATTAATGAACAAGAAAATCTGTTTGTAAAGAATATTGGTGAAAAAGTAGAAAATGACAGTAAAAATTATAAACAAATATTTGCTAACTCTTGGATATACAATACTGGTTCAAGATTTCAAGTAGAAATCAATGGTTCAACATTTAAATTTAAAACATTACTTGATAAATCTTCATTGAAAGTCGGTGATAGATTTGAAATACTTAAAAGAAACCAACAATCTGTAGTTGGTGGTGGTACAGTTGGTAGTATAGATGTTACATTAAATCAAGTAAATGCAACAAACATCGCTGGTTTTACACAAGATCCAAATCAGTTATATGATATTCGTAGAGTAGTAGAGAAAGTTTCGAGTTCAGGAGTAACTTTAGCAAAAGGTAATGATACAATTATATCAGATACTTTAAATGTTTACTTAGATGGAAATGTTGATGGTTATGCAGCGTCAAACTCTTTACCAAGTTATGATATAAAGTCTGATATAATTGAAGAAACATTAGTTGGTGGAACTGCTGCAGGATTAGATGGATTTAGTAGTCTTAATGAAAGATATAGTTTTATTAATTTTCCTCTTTCAAGAAATATAAAATTTATTCAAGGTGACGAAATTGTTTATCAACCAGAAGGAGAAGCATTTATTGGATTAGATACAGGTAGAACTTATTTTGTAGATCCAGTATTACCAGATGATCCAAATCAAGATATAACAAAGATAAGAATATTTAATTCAAATTCACAAATAGGAACAGCGAGCACTGTTCAAGTTGGTCCTACTACATCAACAACAGATGTACATAGATTTGTTTTAAAAAGACATAGTACTAGAGTATTAGACTCAGATAAAATTTTAAGAAAATTCCCACTTTCTCAAAACTTGTTTGTACCATCACAACAAGATGTTCCTACGAACGATATTGGAATGTTAATAAATGGTGTTCAAATACGTTCACCTATTTCTGATAATCAAATATATTTTGGATCTCTTGAATCAATTGACTTATTAAACTCTGGTAGTGACTATGATATACTAAAACCACCTATCATTGGTATTGAAACTAGTTCAGGTGTAGGTGCTGCAGCAGAGCCAATTCTTCGTGGAAGTGTAAAAGATGTGTTTGTAGACCCACAACCATTTGATATTGACGCAGTAACAAGCATATCTTTAACAGGTGGTAATGGAAGCGGTTGTGTATTAGAACCAATACTAGGAACAAGAAATAGAGAATTAGAATTTGATAGTAGAGATGTATTTTTTAATGGTGGTGTAGATATTGTAAATGAAACAATTACATTCAAAGAAAATCATAATTTAGTTGACGGACAATTAATTTATTATAGTTCAAACGGAAACGCTCCTATTGGTATTGGATCGGCATATGATTTAGAAAATAAAATATCTGATACTTTGTCTGATGGTGCTCCATATTTTGTAAGAAGTGTTAATCCATCAACTGTTAGATTATTTAACACAAGGGTTGATGCAATATTCGGTGCGACTGGTATTAACACTGTTGGTTTATCTACAGATACTGCAGCAAGTGGTATTCATAAATTTAGAACTGAAAATAGAAACACTCTTGTTGCTGTAAAAGTATTAGAGGAGGGTTCTGGATACACTCATCGTAAATTAAGAGTCAAACCAGTTGGCATATCAACTACTTTAAATGTAGTTACATTCAAAAATCATGGATTTGAAAGTGGAGAACTTGTAGAATATAGTGCAGAAACATCAACCATTCAAGGATTAACAACTACCTCTTCATATTATATCAAAAAATTAACAAATGATACATTCCAACTTGCTGATGGAGGAGTAGGTGGTGTTTCTATTGACAATTACAATAGAGGAAAATATGTAGATTTTCAATCAAAAGGAGAAGGATTCCAGATATTTAAATATCCAGATATTAAAGTTAATATTAGTGTTTCATATGGTTCAACTGTTACAGGTGATATCACAATCACTCCAGTTGTAACGGGTGAATTAATTGGTGCATATTTGTATGAAGAAGGCACAAATTATGGTTCAACCATTTTAGATAAAGAAGTCATACCTAAAGTTTCGATTGAAAATGGTAGATTTGCTGAATTTAAACCAATCGTTGTTGGTGGAAGAGTTATTGATGTAGCAGTTGTAAACCAAGGAAGAGAATATAATTCAAGTCCTGATGTTAGAGTCATAACAACAGGGTCAGGTAGAGGTGCAGGTGCTGTTGTTCGTCCAGTTGTTGAGAATGGATTTGTAATTGACGCTATAGTAACAAATCCTGGTATTGGTTATGATTCAAATACAACTGAGGTTAGAGCGTTTCCAAGAGGTAGTGGTGGTAAATTCTCTGCAAGAGTAAGAAGTTTAACTTTAAATAATGCAAGTAGATTTGGTGATACTCAATTAACTGAAAAAGTTGATTCTCTTAAATTTAGTGTTCTTGG